ACATATAAATATTAGTAAGATAGGAGAATCTTTATGTGGAAATATTTAGGATATGCCGGTATCATATTGCCAGTATTAGGCGCAACATACGGCGGATTACAAATCGCTTCTCAGTTAGAAAATCAACTTAATATGAATACTGAAATGGCAGAAGATGCTCATGGAAGGATAAGCGATATAGAAGAATCCATTAAATTCAAAGAAGAAAAGAATAAAATGGATTTAGAGAATGAATTAGAAAAACTTGGATTTAAGATAGATGGTAATAAGTCCACTATGACTTACCAAGTTGAAGATTTCCAGAGAGAACTACTTCAAGTACAAAAGAGTTTAACAATGCTTGAAGGCATTACTCAATCTTTAGAGAAGAAACAATACGAATATGCTTCTATAACTGCATTAGAGGGTTTGCGTGATTTGATATATCAACAGAAAGATAAGATTATGCTACTAGAAAATCCTATAGATAGTGGTATAAATTATCAGCAAATGATATTTGAACTGCAAAGACAAATAGAAGATATAAATCGTAGAATAGACGATTATCACAAAGGGAATTGGAACTAATGAAAGACCAAATAGTAATGTTACTTCTCGGACTCCTAATCGCTTTAGGTGGTTGGACAATGACACAAACATTTAGTTTGTCTACTACTCAAGCCGTTCTTGATGATAAAGTTGATAAGTTAGAAAGACAAGTTGAGAAACTTAGAGAGCAAATGGACGATATGCTGAAAGTGGACGAAGAAATTATGGAACAACACGAAGATTTATTTAAACAAATTACAAATAGCAATTCAAATACAGGAACATATAACTACTAATGGCAGACTTTGATTTTTTAGACGGATTTGATATGGGGGGAGATTGGGGCTTCACAGGAGTTTCATCTAAACCGTCAGACCAAACAGTCGCAGACAGTAAAGCAACACAACAGGTTGTACAACAAACATCAGAAAGTGTTGGTAAAGCAGTTTCTAGTGAAATTATTTCAAGACTAGAAACTAAACTAGACAAGATACTCAGAGAAGTATCAGCAGCATCAGGCAAGATAGATGACAAACATGAGGTAGAATTAGAGATTGCAAAATCACAAATGGACGATGAGTATGATTTGAGAAAAGACAATCTTGGCAAAATTCAAAAAGAAAAATTTGCACAATTGGAGAAGTTAATTATCCCATTGCTTGTTAAATTGGCAAAATCACCCGAGGCCTATATTCATTGGCCTAATCGTGCAGAAGTAATAGAAGCACAACTCAAAAAGATAGTAGCAATCACAAGAGGTTAATCCTCAAATACGCTTGACAAAACTTTAGTAACCTGTTATAATATACACAGTATATTAAGAAGGAGAAAGTAGTGGCTAAATCAAATATTAAAAACGGAATGACTAAAACGAAACCGAGTTTTCTTAGTAAGTGTATTCACACATTTAAATGTATATTTAACCCAGGCAGTAAAGATTGCGTGAAACTAGGCAAATCAGAACTCAATAAAATGACCAAGGCAGAATTAGAAGCACTAGGTCGTGAAAGGGGTATTGAATTAGATAAACGCAAATCAAAAGCAAAATTGGTTGAACAAGTATATAATGAATTATAATGAAGAAGTAAAAAAATTTATGACTACAATTAGTAAGGAATGGATTGACCCATTACCACAACCTGTTGTAGAAGAATGTGAAGGGTTCTATATTGTAAGAGAGGACCTTATAAATGGTGGTTCAAAAGTTCGAGCAAGTGATTATTTTGTCAGTATTTTAAAAGATATTGAAGAATTAGTTTATGGAAGTTGTCCTGCGACCGGCCACGCTCAAATTGCATTATCAGTACTTGCAAAAAGATATGGTAAAAAAGCTGTTGTATTTATGGCAAAAAGAGCTTTGGATAAATTAACAGAACAACAAAAACACGCAATTAGAGAAGGTGTAGATTTTCAATGGGTGAATGTGGGAATGTTAAATGTAACAGAAAGTCGTGCAAGAAAATATGCAGAAAAATCTGAAAAAAGGATCCTTTTTCCAATTGGAATAGACCATCCAGCGGTGGTTGCTGGTTATGCAGTAGTTGTACAACGAATGGGAATAACACCTAAAGAAGTTTGGACGGTAGGCTCAAGTGGAACACTTACAAGAGGATTACAGGCGGGATGGCCGGATGCAGATTTTCATTGTGTTTCTGTTGGACATGAAGGTGATTTTGGTAGAGCGAAAGTTTATCGCTGTCCGTTGTCATTTCCACAAAATGTAAAAGCAGAAGATATGCCACCATTTCCATCAATAAGGAATTATGATGCTAAGGCATGGAAATATATGAAAAAATATGCTTCACCTGGTGCTTTATTTTGGAATGTAAGTGCTTGATATAAATAAATAATGGAGAAATAAAATGACTAAATTGAGTGATTATATGAAAGGCAATTTTGATATGAAAACATTCAATCATATGCCACTACAGGCACTTCCAGAGGTGCATACAGAAACTATCAATAGAAAAAGATTCTATGTAACACCAGACGGAAATAAGTATCCTTCGATAACGACAGTATTATCTGGCAGAAATGCAGAAGGTCTTAAAGAATGGCGTGAACGAGTTGGTAATGATGTTGCAAATCAAATAATGAGAACGGCCGCAAAACGAGGAACTGCTGTTCACGAACTTGCTGAGAATTATTTGAACAACGAAGAACTCTCTAAACAAGATGTTTTACCACTTGCTATGTTCACTTTATTGAAGCCAGAACTAGATAATATAAATAATATTGTATTACAGGAAGGTGCTCTCTATAGTGATAAATGGGGTGTCGCCGGCCGAGTTGATTGTATTGCAGAATATGATGGCAAGATAACTGTTATCGATTTCAAGACATCTACGAAAGAAAAGAAAGAAGAATGGGTAGAGAATTATTTTATTCAATGTACTGCCTATTGCGAGATGTTTGAAGAACGATACGGTTTAGCAATCAACCAAATTGCAATTCTTATAGTAACAGAAGATGGTACTGTACAGACTTTTGTAAAAGATAAAAAAGATTATCTGCCTTTGTTACAACCAGCGATTGATGATTTCTGGGAAAAACAAGACGGATTAAAGAATTCTTTATGACGGTAATGGAGTAAACTCCATGGACCTCGGTTCGATTCCGAGCATCTCCACCAAAAGTATTTTGGTTCATCCCTAAAATATTTTTGCTGGGGATGAAATGGACTTCGACACGGAGATTGAAAGATTACAAGAGAGGATAGTCCAAAGACTTAAAACTACACAAACGCAAACTCTAACCAGTATGCTTTAGCGGCTTAAGTTGCTAGGGGGTTGCCAGTACCTTCTTACCCAAACTGGCACTTACATTAACACATGGTGAAAATATGATACATTTTTGTTTCGGTAATGGTAACTCAAGAAAAGATTTTGACCTCGATGAATACAAACAACACGGTACAGTAGTTGGCTGCAATGCAGTTTACAGAGATTTTACTCCTGATATTTTAGTTGCATTAGATTCACCAATAGGACACGAAATATATCGTTGTGGATATGCACATAAAAATACTTCTTATTTGGGATATTGGACGCCAATACCAACAGAAGTTGCTGAAGAAATATTAGAGTCGGAAAAAGGACCAGTATCAATCTCGCCTGGCGACTTAGGTTTCACTAACCAAGTGGTTTATCATGGGGCTGATGGTGTCTTTACATTTACTAAAGGTGTTAAAGGCATAACATATATAACAGGAACAGTTGAAGGTGATAAAGCAAAAAATATAGAACCAAATATAGGCGAATTTGCTTATGCAACAGGCACTAGGGCGATTCATTTGTCGTGTGAACTTGGTGCGACAGAAGTTTACATTATTGGTTATGATTTGTATTCAATAGACGATAATGTAAACAACATTTATGCAGGCACTCGCTGTTATGTAGATAAAGATACGCCATTTAAAAGACCTGATAATCCAGAGAAAGACGATTTACATCACTGGATTAAACAACATAAGAACACATTCGATACATTTAAAGACACAAAGTTTTACAAAGTTAATCCAAATCCTATTGGGACGAGCCCGATAGATGTTGAAATAGAAGAATGGAAAGATTGTGAGAATTTAGAATATATTACATTTGCAGAACTTAATAACAAATTTTTACCTTTTCAAAATTATGAAAATGATTATCACACCCAATAAGTTTGCAATACTTATTGAAGAAACAGTTAAGAATAAAAAAATGAGTTATATGGACGCCATTCTTTGGTATTGTGAGAAGAATGGAATTGACCCAAGTGATTCTAGAAAATTAGTGAACAAAGCATTGAAAGAAAAATTGACCTATGAGGCACAAAGTTTGAATTTATTGAAAGAGAAGGTTTCACAACTTCCAGTATAAATGAATGGTTTCGAGATATATAAAGTCTATTTGGCAGTCAAACTCCACTTTACAAGCAAAAACCAAAGCTATGACTTTCATAAGCACGGCGGACGGACAACTGCGAAACTGGAAACCTTTACTAAAAGAAGGGATAGATACTTCTTTCACAAACTTAGTCAATCTTATAACAGTAGCAATATTGTTGATTACTTCGTTAGCAATTTCGTTAATAATTCTAATTTATGGGTTGGTGATATCATTGGCAACACAGGTGATGAAAATTATAGAGAATGGTCGAAAAGAATAGAAGCGTTACATTATTATTATGAACAAGATATTGATTATTTGATAGAAAGAATGATAGCAAATGAAATGAGTTTTGATGATATATTCATATCTAAAAATGGTCAACATCCACCAATATTGAAAATGGTTTTATCTAAACGAATAAATCTTGAAACTTTTGTAATATTAGAAGATTTATTGTCATTTTCAACACGATTGAACAAAGACATTTCAGAAACAGTATTATGGCCTAAATTGTGCGATAGAATAGAACGATATAAGCCATTTTTACACTATAATATCACAAAATATAGAGTAACATTGAGAAATAAACTAAAGGAGTTGCAATGATGTTAAAAATAATAGGACTTGCTGCTCTTATTTACATTTTTATAGAAAGTTTGCCATTAATTCTTGAAATTGGGCATAATTGCATGGGAATTCACTAAATTCGCTTGACAAGAGCAAGAATTTATAGTATAATATATCATATGCAAGAAAATTGCGGAAGTAGTGTAATAACAACATGACAGCTGTCCAAGTTGTAGATAGAGGTGTAAATCCTTTCTTCCGCTCCAATCATGCATATAGTTGTTATAAATATAAAGGTGCGAAGAATACAGCACAATACATACAATAATACGAATACAATTACATACAGGAGATACGAATACAATGACACAAAGTATATCAGCGTTAAAACGCTCAAAATCAAATCTAGATACTCTAGTCAGCGAACTTGCAAAAGTAGCTGAACCTCAAAACAAACAATCATACCAAGATGATAGATTCTGGAAACCAGAACTAGACAAATCAGGTAATGGTTATGCTGTTTTTCGTTTTCTACCGGCAGTTGCAGGAGAAGATTTGCCGTGGGCAAGA